CTTGAGCATAAACAATATTGCATAGGAGAATTTCATCCAGTATTGTTACTGTAAACCTATGGTTACTACTAAGAAGTCTTTATATCCACGTGAGAATGGTACATTAAACGCGTGTCTTTCCACGCTGTCACCACGTTTCTAGTCTTAGTGTGGTTAACTTGGTAGTCAGGACAGGATTCGAACCTGCAAGTCAGTTTTACATTTCGTTGACTGACCGCACCTTGAAGCGAGCGTTTACCATTCCGCCACCTGACTGTGTTGAGGATGAGAAGTCCTCTGTGTTGTGGAAAATGTTCGTAATTTCCTTCCATTTATTATGCTTCCATATTCCTTTCTCAAGGGAACAACACAATGTCTAAAAACAACCACAGTGCTACGTTTCAAGTGGCTTGTTAAGCCTTCGTAGGTGCAATAAGGTGATCAACCCTTGTAAACACCCTTCATGCACTGCAGTTGTTTTAGACAAAGTATAGCACTAAGTTGTAACTGGTTCTGCGTCATAAATCCCCTATTTAACTCCAGCAAAGGAGATTACAACTGCTTACCTCTATTAATACCATTTGCACTCAGCTGTGCGGTCAGATTGTTATAGTAAAAACAGAGAACTAGTAAGTTTTCATGCTAAAAGCATACTTTAACCAGTATGCCAGTGGTGGGTCAAACCTAACCTAGGTTTTTCAATACTTCTGCTTTCTCAGCAGGTGTAAGTCTTGTGAACAGCGTTTTGACAAAACAGACAAGCTGTGTGTTCATTTCAACACCTAATGTTTGTCTTTTACTGACATTACCCACTGTAATCTTTTTGTGTACATTGCCGGCAATAACACTTGTGGGTTTCAAATTTGTGTAATAGCGAACAGCAACAGCTGAAACGCTGCGGTTTGTAGCGCGTGCTGCTTTAGTAAACGCATGGTGAAGGGTCTTGTTTTTCTTACGGTTGTTTACAATAAGAGTGACAATAGCTTCTTCTGATTGTGTCCAGAAACGAGGGTGCAAAAACTTTGAGCCGGTTAAATTATTCACAGGATTTATGGGTTTAAAGGATAAAGGATAAGACAAACAATTCTGAAAAGTATGGTTACAACTCCAAGAACTACGATAAGATAGTATGCTCTATCTTGACCAGTAACTTTTAATTTCATTGGTTTTGTAAATTTTAAGGTTGCAGGATAAAGAAACCAACTTTGTCTAATGCATCATCTGAGTCGTTGTCCAGGACAACATACTCATCACCGTCAAGATCTTCAAAAATAGACGCTAAAACATAACCATTGTCTTTGTAATGGGTAGCAGTAGAGCATTCTTCAGGACAAAAGAGCCTGAAGTTGCCTGTTTCAGAGTCGTCTTCATGCAGTTTTACAAGCTGAGAACTGTGTTGTTTAAAGAATTCGTCAATAGTCATTGTCATGAGATGCACGTTTAGTGTGTGAATTTTGATTACGCAGTCTTTTAATGCAAAAATCTAGATTGAGCTTGTAAGTATCCAACTTGCTGGTCATGCATGAATCGGTGCATTCAGCCATGTCATACTCAACCCACTCTTTCATATCCTCAAGAGTGTTGAGAACCTCATAATCAACATAGGCTTTAATACCAAAAGAAGACAAGCTTATCACACTAACCAAAAGTGTGAGAAATACAAATAGTTTTTTAAGGTTCATGTTAATTAGAAGGTTTTAGTGGACAATATGATATAAATAGAACATTAGAGTACCAACGCCAGACACACCAACGCCGCTCGTTGGTCTGCTTTTATCGTTTGATTGTAGTCTACACAGACAAGATGATGGTGATATCATCTTTGTTAACAGGTCTGCATAAACCAGAGGAGAGGAGCGGTATTGTTTTTCTCACAGATCTGCCTGGCGCGGGTGACTCTTATGATTCTACATGAAGAGAGAAGATAAGAAGATATCTCTCTCATAGCACTTAGTTGTAGTAGTATATCAGTAGCGCTCTTGCTCTTAATACCTTGCCTTCAAAACACACTCTGCTGCCTAGCATTCAACCTCAAGTCTTTTCATGTATAGACATAGGGAGGTTTTACAGAGACTTAATGTAAGGACTTACTAGTAAGATAAGTCTAATCTTACTACTACAACTGGTGCATGAGAATGACACTGTCTGGCAAAAACAAGTGGTTTATAGCCATTTAGTGTCAAATTTTTTGATTTCTACAGGTGTTCTTGATCATTCAAGTATTGAGTGAGGGTGTCTTACCACTCACATAAGTTCTTGTATATCAATTACTTGTGGAATCATTACGTTTACAAAAAAAATCTAAGAGAGTGCTAAAGACTTATTAAATCTTCAGCAACTCTCTCAGAAATTAGTTGTAGTGCTTTACAATTCTTAGAGTTTTGCGTTCTGAGAATTGCGTACAGCGTTGAATTCACGTACAGCATCGGTGTTGTTGTGCTGTACATAAACATCCTGGTCTTGACCGGTTGCGTCATACACAGAGAATCTGATGATGCGTTCACCGTCTACACAGAGTTCTACGCCGTCTTGACCTGCGCGTTTGACAAAACTGTCAAGTGCTTGAGAAGCGGGTAGATTCTTGTTAGCGAACTGTTCAAAGAGATTCTCAGGAACTTCGCTTTCAACGTACTCTTTGACAACGATGTGTCCAGGGAGTGACAGTGTCTTGTTAGACTGCACAAAACGCTGCAACACGTCGCACTTAGCGCGCAACAGGGTGCTACGCTTGCGTTCTCTGATCCAACTTCCTTCGGGGATCATAGAGGACTGAGACAATTGTAGGTAACCGTACTCAGCATTGTTTTTGAACGGAGTAATGAGGCTACCTGTGGTGGAGTTGGGGATGATTTGGACTTGAGACATAATAAAAAAATTTGGTTTTAAGTGTGAATTGATGGGGGGGTTGAAGGTTGTCTGTACTAAGTCTGTTCTCAGAGTTTTACTCAAAGGGGGTTTGAGGGTTGTTCTGAGAGGTTACTTAGGAAAAAACTGACACCCTCGTGATTTGCATGCATGCACAAGAGCACGTTCTTGACTTGTGGTTGAGAAAAAACTGACCTGACTTGCACCAAGGCTGGGAGACGAATCTCCCAACCTGGTGTGTCAAGTTCAGCGTTACGCAGGCAGTGTGGCGCTGTGTGCGTTGACAGCTGCGCGGAACTCTGCGACCTCACTGACATTGTCGTGAGCTACAGAGACGTCAGACTGCGTGCCGGATGCGTCGTAGTCTGAGAAACGCAGGATGCGCTCACCACCGCAGGTAAGCGCAACACCGTCTTTACCTGCACGCTTCAGGAACGGTTGAACAGCTTGCTCGTAGGAGAGCTTTTTGTTCAGACGCGAAGCATAGTTTTCAGGGAGGTTGCTTTCAACAAACTCGCGAACAACAATGCGACCGGGCAGCATGAGCGTTTTGCCTTGCTGTGCAATGAAGCTTTCTAAGACCTCTGTCTTAGCGCGTAGCAATGCACTGCGGCGTTTTTCCTCCAACCAACCGCCATCGCGTTGGGTCATTTCGACAGACTGCAGTTGGAGGTAACCGTAGTCTGGGTTGCTACTAAACGGAGTGACAAGAGCACCGGTCTGAGCATTGGGGGTGATGAAAACTTTGTTCATGGTAGTTTAAATTAGGGTTTAGTGAAACAAAATGAACTGAATGAAAAGGGGGGTTGAAGGTTGCAGTGAGAAACAAAAGACCCTCCTTTGATGCTATCGCAGGAGGGTCAGTGGTTTATGTTAAAAGGTTAGACGCCTCAATTCTCATCATGAGGTCTATGTTGACCAAGTAGACAGTCTTATTGAATGCGGTGACGCGCTTTACAAAAGGACTCTTTTTAGCATCTATTACCATGCCGTGTACAAACAAATGAGTTTCTTTGTCGACATTTATGTACTCGTCGGCAACAGCAATGCGGTCTGTGGGGCGTGATTGTTGGATAATCAAAGATTTTAACATGAGTTTAGGGTTTAGTTGAACCAAAAGGGGAGTTGAAGGTTGATATGAGACACAAAGGCTGTGAGAGGACTAATCCTCCCACAACCATGTGCCAACAGATACCAGACAGCCAGTGGTCAACGCTTTGACTCTCCCGCCCACAACCATACGCCAACAATAATTAGTGAGAAAACGAACATCATGAAGCTCATATTCCATGTGGTATATGAGTCGCTAACATCCATGAATGTCTGACTGCGTGTTAGCATGCTGATAGCGCCTGCAACAAATACATGCCAGATAACTGTCATGGTACCTGAGATGAGTAGCCATGCAAGCACCTGGGCAGGCATGACGAAAGATTTGATTTTGTGCACGAGAATTGGGTTTAGTTGAACAACAAGGTGGGTTGAAGGTTAATCAAACGCCTTAAAGACCAAGAGAGACGCCCTTGTGACAGAGCATCTCTCTTGTGTCTGCGTGTGCAGGTTGGATGACTTTCACCCATTGACATTCATGCAGTAGTTCTTAAAGTAAGCAAAGGCTTCCCTCAGACTCTTAGCAATGATGTCGTGTCCTGCAATGTTCCATGTGTGGTACATAGCGTAAAGGATTTGACCTGCATACACAGGGGGGTTGAGGGTTGTTGTGTTTCTTGGGGGGATCGTTGTCATAGGGACTCCCACCACTCTCACCCACATCACATTTTTACACCCATCAGTTCACACCTCATGTCAGTGCGTGAGTTAGTGTGTCATTTCTCTCCTTAGTGTTTGTTCTCTCTCTATAGGGAAATCATGAGAGCGCCCCGATTTTGTGTAGTGCGCCCCAAAATGACAAAACCCCCAGGGGGGTACCTGAGGGTTGTTTAAAGGAGGGGGGAGTGTTTTTAGTTGTTAGTTGTCATCATGATGTCTTTCTCTGCTGAGATTTCTACCTCATAGTGCCAGGTCTCATCTGTCTCTTGACAGAGTCTATACATGATGGGTGCTGTGCTGTCACCGGCCAGTTGCATCGCGTTAATAAGTCTTGGGAGTTGCATGGTGTCAGACTTTAGGTAGACAATTTGACCAAAGTCAAAGTTGTTGTGTAAACGTATCATGGTGTCAGGTTAGTTAGTTGTATTCAAAGTCAAGGATCTTTCCTACTAGATCAGAGCGGTGGTTCTCTTTAAGCTTGATCCATTTGATTTCAGAGATTTTCTTGCTGAGTTCAATAGCGTAGGATAGTCCGTTGTACTCATCTCTGATATCTTTTTGCTCGTTGTCTCCATTGACGATGATCTTACCTGTTTTACCCAAGCGTGTGAGAATAGCCAGCATCTGAGATTTAGTCAGGTTTTGTGCTTCTTCTACTACTAAGACATCATCTATAGTCTTACCCCTAATGAACTGCACAGGATATGCCACGATCTGTTTGTTTTTGACCATCTCCTGGATTTTAGTTTTATCATAGCACTTTTCCAGATTCTCCACAAAAGCTTCCAGGTAAGGGTTAAACTTTTCGTCCAGTGATCCAGGCAACAACCCCATGGTAGCACCCACCTCAATGGTGGCACGCGTTACATAGATGTTCTCGCACTCTTTCTTGAATAAGAAGTCTAGTGCTGTTTGAGCTGATACCAATGACTTTCCTGAACCTGCGCGTCCTGTAACGATCACTATCTGGTTATCTCTTATCAGACGCTTGGCGTCTTTCTGCTCTTCATTTAACTCAACTAAATACTTAATTTCAGTCTTACGCGATCTATTAGGGTCTTTCATAATGTGGGGTTCACTATAAGTTAGTGATAAAATCTGCAAGTAAACCACTTGTGAATAACCCAAGCAGACTGCCTACAGTAGCACCTAGAGAGTATAGCACTCTGTCTATCATTGTACCAAAAACAATCTTCTTGATATTGTAAGACCAAACCATGGATATCATAAAGGCTGCAAAGAAGACACCAACATAGAGTTCTTTGCTTAAAAAGACGGTGTTAATAGCAACAAAGTAGACCTGCACCACACCGGTCAAAAATAGTTTCATCCAGGTTTTCATTTTTTTCTTGGTAGCCAGACTGCGTCAAGCTCTTGTTTAGGGGTTTGAAATTCAGTACGCTTTTGAGCGCAGCTCTTGCAGCAGGTCACAATCCATCCTTTGGTCCAGGTGCCTACATCCTCTGTTGACCCGCAGGTCTCACAGGTGTTTTCAGATTCATTTTCTGCAGCTTCTATGGCATCCCAGTTTTTGTCACTGGTTCCACCAACAGGATGGAATCTTAAGCTGCCATACTTTTCTTTGATGTCAAAAACCTTTGTCACCACCTCAGTACCATTTTCCAGGTTGTACTGGTCATCGTTTTCCTTTATGGTAGTGACCAGGCGCTTTATGATAGGGTACCAACCCAGGTCTACACCTAAACCTGCTCTCCAGGGGGTGTAGTTGGGGTCTGTACCTTGGAACATTTCAGGGTAAATCTTGATGATCTCAGCGGTTAGTCGCTTGGTTTCTGTTTCCATTGCAGCAGGTAGTTAGAGTTTTTGGTAGAGAATTTTATGGAGTTGGGGTTCTGTTCAGTGATTTTGACAATTTGGGTGGTCATCCAGGTGAAGAACCTGCCGTACTGAGGATCTAGAATCAAAGACCGCCCTTCAGCTGCTTGATCATGACCTTTTTCAAAGGAACCGTCTTCTTTCCATTCAATAAACTTAATTTCTTTTGCAGTGAGTGTCAGACCATCTTCTGCGCGAACCAGCATGTAGTCAGGTTCTTCTATACCAGGTTTGCACTGTTCACAGTATTGTGGTCCTATGGCACCTTCCCCTTGGGATGCTGCCAGCTCATCTAAAGAAAACTCAGGACCTGTTTTGACAATTCTTCTGCATTTGGAGCACAGCAGCGCCATTCTTCCACGATTGAACTTAAAGATGGCTTTTTTCATTTCCAGTGGTTGTTGTCTCTTTCATAGTAAAACTCCAGCTGTTCAGCCTGGTGGTCATAGTAAAAACCTACCACATCGCTTTGAAACCTGCTGTGGACGTTCTCAAACAAGGCTACAGTGACTACTCTGAAGCCCATCTCTATAAGATGATTGGCAAAAAAGTTGTAGTTGCCACCGGTGATCACCCCTGCCTCTACCAGGATCACTGTCTCAAAGGGAAAAAACTCAAAGCAGGTGCGGTTGGCAAAGAGCTTGCGGTAACGCTCAGGATCCTCATCAGGGTAAGGCACCTCTACAGGCACAATGTCCAGCATCTCACCACCGTGGCTTAAGTGATGGGCGATGTGCATGGCTGCCGTGGCACTGTAGTCAGGACTGACCATGGCTACTGCCGCTTTGCCTGGCACCAGGCTTAGGTTTTTCTCAAGGACCTGGCAGACCTTGACCAAGGCCTCCCACTCTTTTTCTCTGGTGACGTACATGGCTAAAGCTTATTTAAGATGGTCTTTTTGTAAATGCTGATGCAAAGAGCGCATAGAATAGCATATAGGTTTTCCTTTGCGGTCATGCGCCCCGTATCCATCAGAGTTTCCAGAAGCAACCAGCTTTCCTTCACTGTTGCGCTCATACAAGGGCCCTTTCCACTTTTTCTTTCCCCACTCGTTCTCATAGATGAACCAGCTGATCCACTCCAAGCCCTCTTCTGTGTAGTGACAACCCATGGAAAACATCAGCATGTGTTCAAGAACGCTGTTTAGTTCATAAGGACTTTCAAAGAGGTCAACACCTATTTTATCCAGTGCAGTGATGTTTTGAGTGCCTTTTTTATATGTGAGCAATATTTTTTTAAAGTCTTGGTACTGCATTGTGTAAAATATCTTCTCTACAAATATAAAGACAAATTTGCAGAAGTTAAACTTTTGGAGTATATTTGTAGAGAGAAAACTCTTTTAAATGTAAACCAATCCTTATGACAAACGAAAATCAAACACCAGTTGAACCATCAAAGCAAGCTGAACCATCATTGGAAGATCTAACTGCTTGGTACAATGAGCAAATAGCGGTGGCAAAGCTTCGCTATAGACTAACTAAGCTGCAAAGCAACACAGTAATACAAGAGGCAAAGCGTCTGCAAGCTATGGCTGTGATTGCTCAGTTTAAAGCTCCTTTGACCAAGCCGGAGGATAAACAACCTTCAGAAGAAGTGTCTTAAAATCAAACAGCAGACGTTTAACTTTACTGCGTTAAATCTTTTAAATTTTATCTTTATTAAACCAATTTTAATCTAATGTCAAAACCCTTTAAAACACTACTTGGAACCAGGATCTTGTTAAACAAACCTGACAAACCAGAGTCTGTCATTCAGCTTTCACCGGAAGCAGAAGCTCAACTAGAACGTGAAATGATGCAAAAGTGGACTATGCTGGAAGTTTTTGCTACAGGTGATGAGGTCACGCATGTAGTTCCTGGCGACAAAGTCTTTGTTCCTACCCAATACTTGCAGCATGCAGATGTAGTTCAGTTAGAATACAGCATCAAACTTATGATTGCAGAGCGCGACATTGCCATTATATGGTAATTTTTTTGTTTAACCCTCAAACCTCCAAAAACCAATGCTTACATTTTTAATCAACCTGTTCAAACGCAGTTCCGCTTTGGCCACCCTTGAACGCAAAAAACATGACATCTTAAGCACTTTTTACAAGATGTCCATAGAGCTAACCGCACTGCATAAAGAGCAGGTTATCGCTATTGAAAATCTGCAACTAAAACTTGCTGAACTAGAAAACGAAAAACGTGAAGTAGAGAAGATGGCCCTTAGTACAGAAAAAACTGTTGTTCAGATCTCAAAGATTATCGGAGAGTCTTGATATACATGCGGGCAGCCTTGGTGGCAGTCTTGGCTCATAACCATAGATGTGTGGCAGGTTCGACCCCTGCGCCCGCAACTAATGTCCAGTTTTTTTACTAATAAACTGGACATCTTAAAACATAAATACTTGTACCTGACACTGATGTAAGCGTAAAAAAGCATATCCTAGCAGTATGGTGGAACTGCAGCTCACACTCTCGCAAGGGTGTTGCTAAGCTAAGGAGTGTTCAGGTGAAAATCCTGGGTGTATGGTATCTAATTTTAAAAACCATGGAAGTAAACAAAGTTCAAAAAAAAATCAGGGTCACACCTTACGACCTTGTTAAATATCAGGTCATTACAAATTTGATCTTTTTTAAGAAAGAGCACCTTATTCCGTCAGACATAGAGATTCTGACAATGCTTGCTCTTTGGGGACCGGTTGAGTTAAGTAAGTTTTGTAATGCTGCTGCAAGAAAGCTTTATGGAGCAGTAGAGCTTGAGGAGTTTTCTGTTCGTGCACAAAACATACGCAATCGCATTTCCAAACTTGAAAAGCGTAAGATTGTGGTAAAGAGCAAAGACAACAAGAAGCTGATACAGATTACACCTACCATTGATATTTATCGCAAAGGAAACATTCTTTTAGACTATAATTTTTTATCCATTGAATCCAATAAAGCGTAAAGAGTTATCTCTTCTTACAGCCAAGAAACTTGGCAGAGAGTTCCAGGAGGTTGACGATATTGTTGCGTTTTTTTACAGATATGTACAAAAACGTTTAAGCAGTGTTGAAAACATTGCTGTAAATGTCCCTAATTTAGGGACTTTTATGCTTAAGAAGAAAAGGGTTCAAAAGAAAATTGACCGTCACAGAAACTTTATGGAGGGTCTTGATGAGACTTCTTCTATTAAAGCTTTTGAGATTAAGCAAGATGTCAAGAGAGAGATTGAAAAGTATGAAGCTGTTTTAGAAAGGATGAATCAAGAAGAAGAAAGAAAACTTAAAGTACAAACCTTAAAAGAAAAACACCATGCTAATCAAACTGTGGAAGGAGCGTAATAAGATTCTTGAAGGAGTCACTAATAGTGTTTTTAAAAAAGAACACGTTGAGGAGATTCATGATCATCGGATGGCGATATGTGAAAGTTGTCCGTTCATGCAATCAAAAGGAGATAAAAACTGCATTGTTCCAGGCACTCATCCGTGTTGCCCTCAGTGCGGTTGTTCTTTAAAGTTTAAGCTGCGTTCTCTTGCGTCTTCCTGCCCTGAGGGTTATTGGGACGCGATTCTTAGTCAAGATGAAGAGGATGCTGTAAAGAAAAGCATTGAAAACCAATAAAACTTATGGGCATATATTTTGAACCTTCTACTCACACTTACACCTCTGTGGATCCTGAGGATAAAACCAAATGGATTTCAGTAACCACTTTGCTTAGTATTTTAAAGCAACCCTTTGATGGTAAGGGTATTGCTAAAAAAAGTGCTGCAAACAAGAAAAGCAAATGGTTTGGACTTACTCCTGAACAAATCCAAGCAATTTGGAAAAAAGAGTCAGAACGCGCTTGCAATCTTGGTAATTGGTACCATGATCAACGCGAGAAAGACATACTTGGTTGTAACACGATAGTCAGGTATAATGCAGAACTGCCGGTCATTAAATCTATGAAAGACGAGCATGGTTTAAAGGTTGCTCCTTCTCAAAAACTTATAGAAGGAATTTATCCTGAGCACATGGTGTATATGAGATCAGCGGGAATCTGTGGTCAAATAGATTTAGCAGAAGTAGCTAATGGAGAAGTTCACATCACAGACTACAAGACTAATAAAGAAATCAAAACAGAAAGTTTTAAAAACTGGGAAGGAATTTCTCAAAAGATGTTTCCACCAGTAAGTCATCTTGATGACTGCAACTTAAATCACTACAATTTGCAGCTTTCTATTTACATGTATATTATTCTTAAGCATAACCCTAAACTTAAGCCAGGAAAACTAATTATACATCACATTTTGTTTGAAGAAGAAGAAAGCAAAGATGAGTATGGTTATCCTATTTTAAAACAGGATGCAGATGGAAACTTTATTATTAAAGAGATTATTCCGTATGAGCTGCCATATTTGAAAGATGAAGTGATTGCTATTCTTACCTGGTATAAAGAAAACCCTGGAGCAATTCAAAAAAAGAAATAAGACATGATAAAACTGTTTGATGTTGAAAACGGCAGGATAGTTCCTACTGAGCACTGTTTTACACTTAATGTGCTTAAGCAGATTATGAAAGATTACCCTGAAGAATACATGGATGTGTACGCTTACTTGTTTTACATGACCTGTCCAAATCCTGATATTAATCCTTTTTTTGATGTTCCAGAAAACGAAAAAGAAGAACTTATATTTTCACAGTTGAGTGCTGAGTTTTCTACAGAAGATGACTTGATTGTTGCCGCTCTTGAGTTTTGTAAAAAACTTTATGAAACTCCTACCTATAGAGCATTTATGGGAATCAAGCACATGCTTGACCGGTTAGCACGCTACATGGAAAATACCCCTATTGAACATGGGCGTGATGGTAACATAAACTCTTTAGTAAACGCTGCCGCAAAGTTTGAACAGATACGCATTTCCTTTAAAGGCGCGTACAAGGATTTGATGGAAGAACAAAAGTCTCAGGTAAGAGGGGGGCAACATATTGCTTACGATCAGAGTTAAACTAAAAAATCAAACAATTATGAGTAAAGAAACTCTTTATGAATGGGTGTTTCATTACAACCATTTTACTAATCAATGGGCAGCTTATCATCGCGATGATCATAAAGCGTATTTTAATGCTGAAAAATCAGCACATCCTGTCTTTAAACATAAAAACATAAAAGTTCTCATAAAACATCTTGTTAAAAGCAATGGTAATCCTACATTACTTATGAGTTTTTCTCCTGACAAATAATGTACATTAAGGTTCCTACATACACTACTGCTACAGACACCTGGTCGCATACTGAGTTTGCGTCCAGGGAAGCGTTTGTAGAGTTTTTGTGGAGCATGTTAAAAGAACCCGGTCAGTACAACTTTGACAAGAGTTGTGAAAAGTTTAACGAGCAGGCAACGCTGTTTAACAAGTATAAAGTATACTGCACAGCGCCTAATCGCAGCAAAGACTTCATCTACTACTGGGATACCCAGAAGGAACGCTGCCGCAATGGGGTAATTATCCAAGGACTTCGTAGTACCTGGTATCTAACCAGGGATTACTACATGTGGCTGAACTTTCTGCCTATCTACAACAAAGAGGTGGGCAAGTTCACATTTGCTGACGTGCGTGACGCGCAGTACCACATGGCCCTATATGAAGACATTGCCAAGCACAGTTACAAACATTGTGGAATCTTAAAGAAAAGACAGATCGCCTCTTCTTACTTTCATGCTGCCAAGATCATCAATCTGTACTGGTTTGAAGAAGGTGCTGTTAGCAAGATGGCAGGTTCTCTAAAAGACTATATTAACGAGAAAGGAACCTGGAGGTTTTTGGAAGAGTACCGCAACTTCTTGAACAGCCACACCGGTTGGTATCGTCCTTCTAACCCTGATAAGATACTTAACTGGGAACAAAAAATTGAGGTGAACCAAGGGGGTAAAAAGCGTGATGTGGGTCTGAAATCAGTAATCTTTGGTCTTGCTTTAGAGAAAGATCCCAATAATGGTGTTGGTGGTCCCTGTACTTTATTCTTTCATGAAGAGGCAGGTATTGCTCCACGCATGAATGAGACTTTAGAGTATTTGCTACCTGCGATGAAATCAGGTATGATCTATACAGGTATGTTTGTTGCAGCAGGTTCCGTGGGTGACTTAGAGCAGTGTGAACCTCTAAAAGAATTGATCTTAAACCCAGACTCTAAAGATGTATTGGCAGTAGATACTAACCTGGTTAATGAATCCGGTGAAATCGCCAAGTGTGGGTTGTTTATCCCTGAGCAGTGGAGCATGCAGCCTTGCATTGATGAGTATGGAAACTCCCAGGTAGAAAAAGCTTTGGAGATGATTCTTGCTGAAAGACTGGATTGGAAAAAGAAACTCAAACCTGAGGATTATCAATTAAGAATTTCTCAGAAACCAATTAACATTGAGGAGGCTTTTGCATATCGCAAAGTATCCAAGTTTCCATTGGCACTTGTCAGTAAACAGATTAGACGCATTGAAGATGGTGATTACCACAGGGAGTTTGTAGAGTTGTATAGAGATGACAACGGGAAAATCAACACAAAAGAATCTCGCAAGTTACCTATTTCAGAATTTCCTATATCTCCAAAAACAGTTGATAAAGAAGGTGTCATTATAGTGTACGAGCGTCCTGTGAAGGATCCAACATTTGGCATGTATTATGCGTCTATTGACCCTGTATCAGAAGGTAAAACCACAACTTCTGAGTCATTATGTTCTATCTATGTCTATAAGACTGCACAAGAAATCACCAAGCACAAGATGGATAGTACCATTGAACAGCACATTGAACGTGACGGAATAGTTGCTACTTGGTGCGGTCGTTTTGATGACCTTAATAAAACCCATGAGCGTTTAGAAATGCTTATTGAGTATTACAACGCGTGGACGGTTGTAGAAAACAACGTTAGTTTGTTTATTCAGTATATGATTTCTAAGCGTAAACAACGTTATTTAGTGCCAAAGAATCAGATTCTCTTTCTCAAAGAGCTTCAAAGTAACACCAATGTCTTCCAGGAATATGGCTGGCGCAATGTGGGAACGATTTTTAAAACCAACCTTATTTCCTACGCCATTCAGTTCCTGGAAGAACAGTTGGATGTTGAAACGAAACCTGATGGAGAAATAGTCAGGACAACTTATGGCATTGAGCGCATCCCTGACATCATGCTCCTAAAGGAAATGGCTGCTTACAGAGATGGACTGAACGTGGACAGACTGGTAGCGTTCTGTGCCCTGGTAGCTTTTGCCAAGGTGCAGGAGTCTAACAGGGGCTATTCCAAGCGTGTAGAACATGAAGACAGCAATTTGGAGAACTCTAAAAAAATCAGTAAATTAAGAGTGACCCCTTTCCGGCACATGGGAAACGCAAACAGCTCCTCCACCATGGTCAAAGTTCCCAGAAACCCTTTCAAGAACATGAGGTAACACTAACACTAAGAACTAACGATGCCTTACGTGTACAGACATATACGCCTTGACAAAAAACACAAATGAAAATAGTTAACGCATTACAACTCAAAAACGGAGCCAAGGTGGACAACACCAGAATGGGCACCTTAACCCAACCTGTGCAGTTTTTGAACAGAACAGACAAAGACGAAGCATGGGGCGCGTGGAATATAGACTGGTTGGAAATGCAGGGTCTTAAGCAAATCCGCAGAAACGCGCGCAAACTTTTGAAGAACTATAAGCTTGCAAATGGCATTATTGACAAAACAGACTACATTATTGAAGAGGATAACGAGGTTGCAGAGTTGATTGATGTTCTGACTAAGCAGGATGAATCAGCTTTTGAATTGAAGTTTTTTCCGATTATACCCAACATCATTAACGTAATGTGTGGGGAGTTTGCTAAGCGTAACGACAAAATAACCTATCGTTCTGTAGATGACATCTCTTATAATGAGATGATGGAAGCAAAAAGAGTAATGATAGAACAGGTATTGGTCGCTGAAGCAGAGAAAAAAATGATGGCCACCATTGAGTCAATGGGTCTGAATCTTGAGGATGAAGAGCAAGCTGCTCAAGCTCAAGAAATGATGGCACCTGAAAGTCTTAAGAGTTTGCCAGAAATTGAAGGGTTCTTTCGCAAGAACTACCGATCTATGGTTGAAGAGTGGGCTAATCACCAGCATCATGTTGATGAGGAGCGTTTTGCAATTAAAGAGTTGGAAAATATTGCATTTCGTGACATGCTCATTTCTGACAGGGAATTTTGGCACTTTAAGATGAATGAGGACGATTATGATGTAGAGCTTTGGAATCCTGTACTAACCTTTTATCATAAATCTCCTGAAGCAAGATATATTTCTCAGTCTAACTGGGTAGGTCGCGTGGATCTTATGACGATTTCAGATGTCATTGACAAGTACGGATACATGATGACAGATGATCAACTTGCTTCATTGGAAGCTATTTATCCAGTGCATTCAGCAGGTTATCTGATACCAGGATTGCAGAATGACGGTTCTTTCTATGATGCTACGCGTTCACACGAATGGAATACCCAGGGTCCTTCTTTGGGTATGCGTCAGTTTTTAAGTGCACGTGATGTATTTATGAATACAGGTGATGATATCATCATGAAGATTGTCAACGAATCTGAAAGTATTCAGGATTTTCAAGATATCAGTCTTCTCAGGGTTACTACTTGCTACTGGAAGAGCCAACGCATGGTCGGTTATCTGACAAAAATTAAGGAGGATGGGGAGATGATTGAAATGATTGTAGATGAAAATTATAAAATCACAAACAAACCTCTTCATGATACTTCAGTACTTAAAAGAAAAAGTAAAGAAAATCTTGTATATGGCGAACATATTGAATGGATATGGATTAATGAGGTTTGGGGAGGTACTAAGATTGGTCCCAATAGACCTGCATTCTTTGGCAATAATGACACTTTTGGATTTCAACCACTTTATCTGAATGTAAAGCCTTTACGTTTTCAGTTTAAGGGTGATTTTACCTTGTATGGTTGTAAGTTGCCGGTAGAAGGTGCTGTATTTACAGAACGCAATACAAAGTCCATGTCTTTGGTAGACAAGACGAAACCATATCAGATTGGTTACAACCTGGTTAATAACCAGATTGCTGACATTCTGATTGACGAGTTGGGTACAGTAATCATGCTGGATCAGAATGCTCTGCCACGTCACTCAATGGGGGAGGATTGGGGCAAAAACAACTACGGTAAGGCGTATGTGGCTATGAAGAACTTTCAGATGTTGCCCTTGGATACATCTATTACCAATACAGAAAATGCATTAAACTTTCAGCATTATCAAGTATTGAATCTTGAGCAAACAAATCGTCTTTTGAGTCGCATTCAACTTGCCAACTATTTTAAGAATCAGTGTTTTGAGTCTATTGGTATATCACCACAGCGTTTAGGTGCTGTAAATGCTCAAGAAACTGCACAGGGTATTGAGCAGGCTATCAATATGAGTTACTCTCAAACAGAAACTTACTTTACTCAACATTCAGAGTATTTGATGCCGCGTGTGCATCAGATGCGTACAGATCTTTCTCAATACTACCATTCTAATCGTCCCTCTTTACGTTTGCAATACGTAACATCTATGGATGAAAAAGTAAACTTTGAGATGAATGGTACTGAATTATTGGCGCGTGATCTGAATATCTTTATTTCTACAAAGGTTAATCAACGCCAAATTATGGAACAGATTCGTTCTTTGGCAATTAACAACAACACATCCGGTGCTTCTATTTATGATCTTGGTAACATTGTCAAAGCAGACTCAATGGCAGAGATTACGCATGTCATGAAAGGCATTGAAGAAAAAACTACCAAAGCTAAGACCCAGGAAACTGAAGCCTTGCAGCAAACAGAACAAATGCGTCAACAAGCTGAAACAGAGCGTCTTGAAGCTAAGTTGCGTTTTGAAGCAGAGCAAAATGCATTGAATCGTGAAAGTCAAGAGCGCGTTGCTGAGATCAGAGCTGCCGGTTACACAGCAATGAACGATCGTGACATGAATCAGCAAAATGACTACATTGACACTTTAGAGTATCTTGACAAGAAAAATGCAAAAGAAGCTGATCAGTCTATTGCAAGAGATCGTGAGTTAAATCGGACTATTACAGAACAGAAAAAGATAGAACTCAAACGTCAAGAATTGCTTTCTAAAGAGCGCATTGCTGATAAACAATTACAAGTTGCGCAAACCAACAAAAACAAATATGACAAAAAATAAAAGTACTATAGCATTATAGTGTAAAATATTTTTTATCATACATCTACTAGGTGTAAATCTTAGAGGTTTATTCGGTAGATTATATATGAAGAACAAAAACAACCAACTTAAACCTATTTATGGACAGTAACAACCAACAAACATCTGTATCCAGCGTAAGTCTTGAAAGCCTTGATGATTTTTTACCAATGCCTGGGGCTGAAAGCGTTGTGACAGCAGATAATGACGAAAGTTTAAAACCAAGATTCTTTACCAAAGATATTCCAGCAGATCTTAATTTTCTTGAAGAAGAAGGTGATGGAAACGAAGATGGTAAAGAAAAAACACCTAGTGCAGCAACAACTCAAGCGGCTATTGCAGAGTTAGATGCAGATCTAGAAGATGACGATGAGGTTCCTGGTTCAAAACAGAAACCTGGTCGAAAAAAGATTGACAAAAGCGGACTGGTAGAAACATTTTCTAAACTTTTTGAAGATGGTGTCCTGGTTCCTTTTGATGATGAAAAACCACTGGATGAGTACTCTGTAAAAGATTGGAAGGAGCTAATCTCTGCTAATCTGGAAGAAAGGGAGAAATCTCTCAGAGAACAAACTCCAAAGGAGTTCTTTGAATCGTTACCTCAAGAGTTGCAGTATGCTGCAGAATATGTAGCAAAGGGCGGCACTGACATCAAGGGGTTATTTAGGGCACTTGCTCAGACTGAGGAAGTGCGTGAACTTAACCCTGCGACACCTGAGCACCAGGAGGTTATTGTAAGACAGTACTTACAAGCCACTGGATTTGGCAATGGTGACGCGGAATTGATGGAAGAACAAGTCCAAGAGTGGTTGGAATCAGGGATCATTGCAAAAAAAGCACAGCAGTTCAAGCCAAAACTTGATGCCATGCAAGAAGAAGTGATCCAATCCAAGCTTCAGCAACAAGAGCAGTTCCGTCAGGAGCAGCAGCGTAAAAAGGAAGAGTACATGGAAAACATCTACAACACCTTAAAACCTGCTGAAGTTAACGGTATCAAGCTGGACGCCAAGCGTCAGAAGTTCCTCTGGGAGGAGCTGACAACAGCCAAGTACCAAAGCATGACTGGACGCCCTACAAACCTGTTGGGCAAGCTCTTAGAAGACCACCAATTTGGAAAAACCCCCCGCTATGATCTTATTGCTGAAACTCTGTGGTTGCTATCTGATCCTGATGA